CGAGAAATTCAATACAATCAGATCGGTCCATTGATGGAAGAGCAGTTGGAGAAATTAATGCAAGTTACAGTATTTGAAGCCGATAAAGCATTGAAAAAAGCTAGTCCTGTTGATACAGGCCGATTTAGAGCAAGCTGGCAAGTCAGTCAAGGAGTAGAAAACATGGGCTCATCCGTCTTTCGGGAAAAGTTTGCACTTAATACTAAAGGCCGCAAAAAAGGTACTGTTATTTATGAAACAAGTGATAAACCTGTAAAAGTAAATTATGAAGGTCAAGAGCGACTCGGCACTTTTTATAGTATTCATAACCCACTTGTTTACGCCGAACCTTTAGCTCTTGGTCATTCGCCACAAGCTCCTGATGGCTGGATATACAGTGTCGCGGTTAGAATGCAAAATATGGTCGATAGAAATTATCGGAAAATTACTAAGGAGATCTAATGGCGGCTGCAAATTTAAACGATATTCGGGAAACGATTGAAAGTCGGATTGAGGAAGAATTGCGCGACAATAATCCACCATATCCAATCGTCTATCAAAATATGAATTACACCCCAGAAATCGAAACTACTTGGCTGCAATGTCTTGTTAGTTTTGTCGATTCTGAGTATCTAACTTTAGGCGGTGCAACTGATTCAGATAATAGAATTAGTGGAACTTTGATTGTTAATATTTTCAATAAAACGGGAATAGGCAATGGAGATAGCTTGATTATCGGCAAACGCATCCGCGACCTATATAATCGTATTAATATCTCTGGTATATTCTTTGAATCGCCAGTCGGCCCCGAAGTGATGTCTTCACCATCACCTCAAGGCTATTTCCAAACCCAAGTGCGGTGCACTTTTCAAATTTACGAGGCTCTTTAACTCATGGCATTTATTCGCGGCGAAGAAGGTTCAGTTAAGTTCGATGATGCAGGTTCTAGTAATGCTGTAATTCTCGGCACTCGTAGCTGGAGTATGACCATGACTAAGGAAACTTATGAATGCACTTTGCATGGACATTCTGAGAAACGATATGTCGGTGGTCTTATTTCTGGAGACGGCTCGGTTGAACTTTATTATCAGGCGACATCTGGTGATGAAACAGCCGCTTTTATAGATGATGTTTTCCAAGTCGAAGACGATGGAACAGCTACTTTTGAGCTTTACACCGATGCTGCTAAGAAATTAAGTTTTGCAGGTATCATCACAAGTGCTGAATTTGGCGCGACTGTCGGAGAACTTCAAACCGTAACTTGCAACTTTATTACAAGTGGCGGTGTTACAAACGGCGTTTAGTATTAGTATATCTATAAACTAAATCGTCTAAATGGCTGGAACAACCCGAACTGTTGATCTGATTGCAAAATCGTTCGACTTAAATCAACGTAGAAAATACGAGTTAGTGTTTGAAGGTACAAAAATAGTCGATTTATATTTCAAACCTATAACGCGAGCCGACAGAAAAAGAGCAATGAATTTAGCGGGTAGTGAAGATGCCTTGCTAATTAGTACACAAATGTTGGTGCAATTAGCCGAATTAGAAGATGGTACTAAAGCTTTTTTACCAGCCGATATAGCAAAAATGCACCGCGAATGGCCTGAAAAAGTTTTAAACGATATTGAATTATTCTTATTTGAATTAACTAATGAACAATTGACAATTGACTCGGCAAAAAAAGATTAAAGGCCGACAGTTGGTTGAATTATGAATTTTCACTCGCTTGTGAATTAAAAATGACTGTTAGCCGATTGAGAACTGAATTAACCGAGGATGAATTTATCTACTTTGCCGCCTACCATGAATTAAAAGCCGAAAAAGAAAGAGATCAAATGGATCGCGCATCAAGAAAAAGGTAGAATAACGGCATGACTTACGCAAATGTCGGATTAAGGATAAGAGATGAAGGTGCAACTGCGGCCTTAAGGAAAGTTAATTCGATTGCTGGTCAAACTCAATCGACTTTTCAAAAGTTAAAAGGTGCGATTGTAGGAGTTGGTTTTACTCTGTTTGCGCGATCTGCTGTTAAGACGGCTGCAACTTTAAATGATTTAAAGCTAAGACTTCGGTTACTTTCTAGTGAATATAAAGAATTTGGCTCGGCTCAAAAGATTGCTGCTGAAGCTTCACAAATATTCGGCTTAAGCAATATTGAAGCATTAGACGGCCTAACAAATATTTATGCTCGACTTCGGCCTATAGGAATTGAATTAGAAGATATTAAATCGACTTTTATAGGCTTTAACTCAGTCGCCAAAATGGGTGGAGTTTCAGCCATAGAAGCCGCAGGTGCTTTTAGACAATTATCTCAAGCACTCGGTTCAGGAAGATTACAGGGCGATGAATTTAGATCAATGGCTGAAAATGTACCGATGTTGATGAAGGCTATTGGCGATGAAATGGGTGTACCAATCGGCAGATTGAAAGAACTTGCTTCGGAAGGAAAGATAACATCTAAAATTATTATTCGCGCTTTGAAAAAAGCTGCTGATGAAGCTGGCGATTCAATTGGAAAAATTGTTGCACAATCCGATATTCAAAAGTTTAAAAACTTTAGTAACGCGATGGAAAAATTAAGAGTCGCGATTGGAAATAAACTTTTACCCGTTTTAACTCCTTTTATTAAAAAATTAACCCAATTAGTAGAAGCTTTTACAAAATTACCCGAACCTGTTCAAACAGGAATAATCGGTCTTACAGGTCTTCTTGCATCGTTAGCCGTATTAGGACCACCGATTATTCAATTGTTAAAAGCTTTCGGTGCTATGAAATTAGCATTTTCGGCATTTGCTTTAAAGGGAACGACTGCTAGTGCAATACTTGTCATTTTAAAAGTCGCTGCTGTCAAGGTTCTTGCACCAATTGCCGCGATTGCTGGTGCAATTGCAGGAATCGTTTGGATAGTAAAAAAATGGACAGGCAAACACGATGATTTAATTAAAAAATTAAAAGAAGGATCGACATATACAGATGAAGCTACCGAGTCAGTAAAAAATTTTAACGAAGAAATCAAAAAGATTTTAACTCCGGTTGAACAAGCAGAGAAAAAAATCGATGAATATAGTGAATCTATTAAAAAAATCCAAAAATTAATGGATGAAGAAAAAAGGCCGCGAGTACTTACCTCTTATCGAAAAGAAATAGACAGACTTAAGAAAAAAGTCGAAGAAGTTCAGACGGCCATGGAAGGCACAACTGCATATCAAGAATCACAAATCACACCCGAACAACTGAAATTACCTGACACGATAATTAAGGATTTTGACCAAATGACTGGCCCGTTATGGGAGGAACATTTCAGAAAACAACGGCAAGCCAAAGAAAATGCAAAAGCTTTAGTCGATGTTTACAAGGATGTAGGCATGGCCATCAAAGACGGTGTTGTTGATGCAATTCAAGGTGCGATTGACGGTACAAAATCTTTAGGAGAAGCCGCAGCAGGAATCCTTAACTCGATTAAAAGAAAGATTCTTGATATTGCTGTAAATATGGCAATGTTTGGTGCGATCTCAGGTACAGGATCAGGAGGCGGCCTACTTGGTGGATTGTTGAAAATAGGCGGCGCATTTGCAGGAGAAGGTAGTGGGACTAGCACTAAAAATAACTCGGCTCAAGGCCATAGAGTATCGGCTGGTCAAGCTTACAAAGTCGGAGAAAGAGGGCCAGAAACCTTTGTTCCTTCGGGTAATGGACATATTGTTCCTTCCTCTGGCGCGACTATTACTGTAAATGTAGATGCAAGCGGATCAAGTGTTGAAGGTGATGGTGGTGATGCCGAAGATCTAGGTAAACTAATTGGACTGGCCGTACAAAATGAACTTGTTCAACAAAAAAGGCCGGGAGGACTCTTAGCCGCTTAATCATGGCATCATTTCCTTCTATAAATCCGTCATACGGATCTCAAAAAAGAAGTAATCCGAATGTAAGGGTTATTCAATTCGGTGATGGTTACACACAGAGATTGGTAATCGGTGAAAATCAAGATCCAAAAAGTTGGAGTTTAAATTGGAGAAACATTTCTGAAACCGAGGCCGATAGTATAGAAACCTTTTTGGAGGCGAGAAAAGGTCAAGAATCTTTTGACTGGACTCCTCCTGCTGGATCGGCTTCAAAATGGATTTGTATGTCATGGTCTAAATCGATTCCATACTTAAACCGAGCAACAATAAGAGCGACTTTTCAAGAAGTTTTTGAACCGTAATGGCAGTTGCAGCTTGGGCCGCCTCAACAGCTTTTTCAGTCGGCAATATAAGAAGAGCCGTTACTGATCAAGCAACTGGATTATTTTTTAAATGTACGGTTGCTGGTACATCAGCTAGTTCCGAACCAGCATGGCCTACAGATGTCGGCTCAACTATTGTTGATAATTCGGTCACTTGGATTGCAATTAGTAGCCTGTACGAGGATCTTTCTTCTTTAACACCGAATACAGTTATCCAACTTTTTGAATTGCATCTCGACTCAACTCTTCATGGAAGTTCGACTATTTATAGATGGCATAATGAAAATACATCGGCAAATATAACTTGGGATGGTAATAATTATCTTAGTGAACCGATAAAAGCTGAAGGATTTGAATACAAGTCGGGACAACAAACATTACCT